TTGAATCTCCAGGTGAAAAGAGAGAGTTTCTAGAAAAATTAAAACGGTTAAAAATTAAATGTCCTTAAAATACAACAAACACTATGTTCGCTATTACTGCATCCCCCACATGGTTCGCTAAATCCGATGACTTTAAGAAGATTGGTAAGAAGATCCAAAAACAAAGAAAGACCGAGGTAGACAAGATCAAGGATAAGATTGGTGACATCGCCCGTGACGAGCGCAAGCGTGTTCAAGAGATGTTCAAGGAACATCAAGATGTTATCAAGAAGGATAAGGAACAGACTAAAAAGACTAAAAAGAAGAAAAGTAACGCTAAAGAGATCGATCTTTACGAAAAGTAATCCAAATCGCAAATGCTACGAGTAGTGCAGCAAATGGTGTCCCATTGAATCTCTCCGCTAATAGAGCACATACCACACTGTATTGAACTATCCGTATTTCCTGTCGTGTTTTAATCATTGACCGTTTCATCGCTGCTCTCGATCTCTCAAGACCGAGAACAGTCGAATTTATTTTTCCAATTTTAGATGGGATTTCTGTGGTGTTCATAATGATTTCACTTATATCAAGAGACTCTAAAAACTGCTCTTGAATCATTGGTTCTAGGTACGTAAAGTAATCAAAGTTTGGATCGAGTTGGAGACATATCCCTTCTATGAGGGAGAAGGATTTCGCTAAATATACAAAACTTGTTGGTACAACAAATGGTTTTTCCATAGCAAGTTCAGCCGCAAGCTCATCGTTCATGATAGCACCACCATCTAGGGTCTCTAAATACCCCAAGATGGTTTCAAAAAATATTTCAATATCACTGATGTCTGAAGATGTTGGTACAATGACACCTAGCTTAATTAATATTTGAACAACTCCCTTTGTATCTCGTTTTATAATACACCCGAATAAGTCTGCGAAACCCTGTTTCAATTCATCATTTAACTCAATTAATAAACCAAAATCATAAAACACTAATTTACCATCTTTGGAAATGGCCAAATTACCCGGATGTGGGTCACCGTGAAATAACCCACCGTCCATCGTTTGAATGACATACGAATTAACCAATGCTTCACACACCTTCTTCTTATTGATTCTCTTATTTTTGATCTCTGTAATCTTATCAGCCTCTACATATTCCATGACAATCATATCATCGGTACAGTACTTTTTATACATATAAGGAACTTTTATCCAATCAATCCCCTTCAAACTTCTTCTAAACTTAATCGCATTTTCAACCTCTTGTTTATAATCAGCCTCTCCAAGAAGATACTCGATAGAATCATTGAGAACAAATTCAGAACTAGAACCAGTGTCAACACCTATTGACTGAATAAAGTCCAATATCTTCTTAACATTATTTGTATCTGATTTCATAATGTCTAGGATTCCAGGTCTTTTTAATTTTACAACAACCTTCTTACCATTTTGAAGGGTGGCTTTGTGCACCTGCCCAATACTAGCCGATTTGAATGGAATTTCGTCAAAATCTTTGAATATGTCTCTATTTACAACATCTTTTACAAGGTTAAAATCAAATGGTGGTACATTATCTTGGAGAGATTCAAGTTCTTTGGTAAACTCTGGTGGATAGAGGTCTCCTCGTGTGGACGCTATCTGTCCTAATTTTACAAATGTCGGGCCAAGGTCTAGAAGTTCACCTTTCGTCCATCGACCAAGCTCAGCCTTATCTTCAGTAAAGCGTTCTTTCCATAAATATTTAGCTGCGAATTTCCATGTTTTTACCTTTTGATTTGGCGCCAACTTGACAGATGGCGTCTTCATATTGGCTTGACTGAGTATACTCAACATATCCTACATTAACCTTAGGATTTTTTCTATAAGCTAAATATAGAATGAAGATTCATATCGTAGGAGCTGGTCCAACTGGATTATCTCTCGCATGGGAAATCTTACGCACAGGGGATCACGATGTTACCATTTACGATAGAAAGATATCAGCTGGTGGTTCTTGGTGGGAACCTAGTGTAGAATCACGTGATCTTCATGCACATAGAATTCTATTTGATAGAGCATTTGTAAACACACATTCTTTTTTTGAAGAAATGAAGATTGACTGGAATACCATGTTTGAAATAGAAAAAGATGCTGGTGTTTGGGATTTTACACTCAAAAGTTTAGAATATGATGACTATAAAACCCTTATAGGTCTCATATCTAGGGTTCTTTGGGATCCTAAAAAGTTTGAAAGTATATCAGTGAAAGACGCCATAGGTCCTCTCACCGATAGGGCTAAAGATCTCATAGAGCACCTCCCTCTCATAATGGATGGTGTTACTTGGGATGTTATGTCTGCGTATGAATTCATAAACAATTTGAACCATGTTTTACTCTCCAAACGTTACACGCAGCGCGTTTCTGGTAAAGTTATGTGTGACGCGATGGAAGAAGCACTTCTCAAAGCTGGAGCCAATTTTGTTTTTGGTGCTGAACTTTTAGATGTTCAATATGGTAAGAAAGATTTCGTGGCAAAGTTTTCAGATGAAAGAATGATAAAGGATGGATTACTCTTTTTATGTCTAGATAATAGCCCAGCTCTAGATCTACTTGGGAACAATTGGGGACCTGACGCAGATGCCAAACTTAGAAGAAGTACATATGGTGCTATAAATGTTCTATTGGATTATGATCAACCAATTAAAATGAAATCGGATTTAGAAGTTTCCATAGAAACCAAGTGGAACTTACAACCAAAAGTACTCAGTGATGGTAAGACCGTATCATGTGTTATTTGTGATCTTGGTAAAGATGTACTCAGTTCTGACCCAGAAACCATCAAAAATGAAGTTGTTAGACAACTTAAATTACCACAACCCAATTCCATCAGGATTGGTTGGGGTGCTGAATGGAAAGAAAATAAATGGAACTTTTCACAATCCTCAGGTGTTCTCAGTCTTGAGGGTCAACTCCCCTTCTTTGGGAAATGCTCAAAGGTTGCCATGTGTGGTATGATGTCACCTAGACATACACCTTACTCCAGCATTGAAGCATCAGTTGAAGTTTCACGAGCCCTAAGCCATATGTGTTTCGGAACTAGAAAACCCCTGAAACCTATTTTGGTAACCCACGTCGGAATATTAACTTTAGTGTTACTTATAGTTTTACTTTTAGTTTATCGTAGATGAAGTTTGTAGCTAAAGTATATGAACCATTTTATGATCACAATGATAAAAAGTATATACGTTTTGTGATTCCTCAAAAAGTTTCAGAAATCATAGAACGTATGCATGCGAGTAGGATGCACCTACTTGTAAACCGAGATATTGATAATCCCTTAGATGGTAAGGTACTCACAGTCAAAGTACCATTCCGTTATAGGAGAGTGATGTGTAAATTTGAAGGAAAACCTATACAATCTCTCATAAAGGATGATGAAGTTGATGTTGAATTAGATTTCAAAGGTATTTGGAATATTGGAAATCATTCAGGTTTCTCTTGGTTACTCTCCTCTTCAATCTTTTCAAGTCCCTGATCAGGAAGCTCTATGTTATCTACACCAGCCTTTTTTAGATCCGTGAATGTCTTTAACATTCCTTGAAGTCTGAAAACTTCTTGAGTCATTTGTTCAATGGTGTTCTGAAGTCTGTGAATGTTCTCATCAATGTTTAAAGTAGGCATCGTGTACTCATTTAAAGTTTCACATCTTTAAATAAGTAGATCATGACAACGTTGACTAGGACTGGTTATTTAGTCAATTCGGGTCCAATTCCCGAAATTAAAAAAGAACTTACCGTAAGACCTGTAGTCAATGGGGACTATGGATTTCCTCCACCGCCTTTCAAAGTTTTCAGAGCAACTAAGACAGGAGTCTGTGTTCCCAGATTCTATGGAACTTCTAAACTTGGAGAACCGCGAGAGGATAAGAGACCCGAACCCACCCATATCAATACGAAGTTTGTTGGGAAACTTCGAGATACCACACACCAAAACGATGCACTACGAGCAGCAATTAAAGCTGGCCACGGCGTCCTTTCTTTACCATGTGGGTACGGCAAAACGACGGTATCCTTGGCCATAGCATGTAAATTGGGCTACAGGACTATGATTGTAGTACATAAACAGTTTTTGGCTGATCAGTGGAGAGAACGTATTCAACAGTTTTGTCCAGGTGCCACCATAGGTATTGTACAACAAGATAAGAAGGAGGTTGATTGTGATTTTATCATTGCTATGCTTCAATCACTTTCCCTAAAAGAATATTCATTTACAGATTTTGAGAGTGTAGGAACCCTCATAGTAGATGAGGCACACCATATTTGTGCCAAGGTTTTCAGTCAGTCACTCTTCAAAATGTGCCCTAAACACATCTTTGGACTCTCAGCGACACCAGAGAGGAAAGATGGACTCACTAAAGTTTTACATTGGTTTATGGGTCCCACTTTCTTCGCAGTAGAACGCAAAAATCAGGAACAAGTTGAGGTTTTCCCAGTTATATACGATTCCCCAAACTATAAGAATCCACCCCCATCCATGAGGAACGGTAAAATCTCAATGCCGAACATGATAACAGAACTTGTGGAAGATCGCCGACGTAACCAAATGCTCGTAGAACTTGTTAAAAAGGCATCGGCAGGTACGAGACAGTTACTTGTTTTGAGTGATAGACGTTTTCATTGTGAGTTCCTTCATCAATGCTTTCCCAAAACATCTGGATTGTACATGGGTGGTATGAAGGAGGCGCAACTTCAAGAATCTTCAAAGAAGAAGATCATTTTCGCAACGTTCAGTCAAGCGCATGAAGGTTTAGATATTCCCACACTAGACACAGTTATCTTAGCTTCACCTAAATCTGATATCACCCAAAGTATTGGGCGTATTATGAGAGAAACGAAAGGTAAAAAGAACGATCCACACATCTACGATGTTCATGATCCTTGGTCTATCTTTACAGCAATGTATTACAAGAGACTCAAGATCTATAGACAAGGTGGATTCAATATACGTGGCAAGCAATCGGAAGAGCCCAAGAGTGAGTTTACTCAGGGAAAGTGTCTGTTTTTATAATCTGACTAATTAATAAATGTCGGGTGCATTAATACAACTCGTTTCTAAGGGGGTGCAGGATGCCTACATCATAAGTGACGAAGGACATTCCTTTTTTCGTACGAAGTTTACACGTCATACGAATTTTTCTCAAGCGCCCAAATACATTAAGACTGTCACTACCACAGATACGTCTATTACGATACCCGTTCTCGGTGATATCATAAACGGTATTTGGTTTGAGTCAGCTAATAGAAACGCGAACATATCTTCAAATCTTTTCTACAACTCTACAATTTCTCTTTTTATTGGTGGACAAAAAATAGATTCTCAACATTATGATTATTTCTCTGATATATGGACGAATTATCTAGCTGATACATACACAAAGGGACAAGAATTAAACAACAAGACATCTACCTCATGTCACGTTTTCCTCCCTCTCCACTTCTTTTTCTGTGATCACAAAGCGTTTTTGCCTCTCATATCTCTCCAGCATCATCAAGTTGAGATAAAGATAGACTTTGACGAAACAAACCTAGCTGGTCTAGATGTAGCGGAGAAATCAGCAAAAGTGTATGGTAATTATATCTATTTGGACAAGGATGAAAGAGAAACTTTCACAAAAAAGCAAATGGATTTTGTAGTAACCCAAGTCCAAGGATTTAAGACCGAGTTACTTACTGTTACAAATAACAATACTGATGTAGGTGGTCACAATCGTATTGATCTTTCCAACTTTAATCACCCAGTGAAATCATTATTTTGGGGATTCAACGCTTCAAGTGAAGATTTTGCTAATGATCGTTTTACCTTTTTAGAAGCTGATTTACAAATTAATGGTACACATTTACTTGAAAAAATGACCCCAGTCTACTTTCATACCGTTCAAAATTATTACAAATCTTCTTATGGACACTCAGATTTTATTCCAGACACTGAGGTACTTTTCAACACCAGATATTTCGCGTATCACTTCTGTCTAAATGCTTCTGAATATAACCCCTCAGGAACCCTAAACTTTAGTCGCATAGATAACGCAGTCTTGTCTCTTAATGGTGTAGAAAAGGGAAACCTTAGACCAGATGGTCAAGAACTCTTCGTATATGCCGTGAACTATAATGTGTTAAGAATCCGTAATGGACTTGCTGGAATTTTATTCGGTAACTAATGTATAGATGGGCAGAACAGTACGTTTCGATCAGATTTTCGTCACGAGTCTAGACGCTGCACCACGAGAGACCGACGTTCTAAGTGGTCTCGCCAGTATTGATGCTGGTGAAATTACAGCAGATCAAATTCAAGTTTCTAATCTAACTATTACCAATAAGGTTACTGCGAATGTAGAAAGTACGGAGTTCACTGGTCTTACCAATGTGTTCCGTTTTACGGCGACACAGGTTGGTATAGGCACTGATAACCCAATTAACGAGTTTCAATTGGGTTCAGATAGTGTGATTATGAATAGGAATTTACAAGATTTGGTTACCATTCAGGGTAACACAGTTTCAACAAACTTATTTGCGACCAGTACTCTGAAGACAACTAATGATAAATTTTTTGCGGATGCTAATGCTTCAAATGTTTTGAAAATTACGGGTAATACTTTTTCTACAAATGCGACTATAGGTACACACCTTTTGGTTGGTAACGAGGCAGCGAATGATGGTTCTAATATAGCTGTGTTTGAAAAGGGTAATGTTGTTGTTAGAGATGGCTTCTTGAGAGTATTTGGTGATGTTGATATCACCGGTAACTTGGCAATTACAGAGATTCCAGATTATACGAGTGTAAACAATCTTGTTGTATCAAATGCCGTTATACAGATGGCATTCGGTAACAATGGAACATATGATATGGCTTTACTTATGAAAGATGTGGATGAAAAATCCAATATATTTTTTGGGTACACACATACCGGAGATAAAATGAGACTCTCTAGAACATATGGTGGCCCTACAACAGCGACGTTTGATTCCATCTTAGATACTTCTAACACTGTAAATCTTCATGTGTATGGTGACATATATACACAAAACAATGTGGGCATCGCAAATTCTTCACCAACTTTATCACTTTCAGTTGGTTCAAATGTACACATAGATGACACAGCTACTACATCTAGTAATGTATTATACGCAAATGGTTTCGGGTTCTTTGAGGGTTTACGAATTGGTGATAGTGGACTCACAGTTGGTAGCTTGATTACCTTAGACGCCGATGCAGCTATACCTATGGTTGTATCATCAAAAATTCAATCCCAAGGTTTACAGACAACTGGTGTAGATGCGAACGGGGAAGGTATACCATCTGGTATAGCAAATACAAATTCAACAAATATGTTGTCAATTGGTGATAAGATATTTATCAACTCAGATTCTGCTAATCTTATAACAGTTCTCGGTAATACAGCTACTGGACGTCTTATTACTGAGTCTATTCTAGTCCAAGATTTCATCGAGGTTGAGGGTGAATCTGGTATTTCATCCGCTGCGAATGTGATTATTCATGGTGACATAAATGGTGAAGATTCTGTGTCAAATACTTTAAGTCTTCGGTGTGGTCCTCTTACAGCAAACATAAGTGCTATTGAACTCAATGGTGCGAAAACATCGGCGAGTCATCAAACGGTTGTTTTAAAAACTAAGAACACTGAGAGAATGCGTGTAGCATCTGGTGGAAACATTGGTATATCCAACACTGAACCAGATGAACTTTTGACACTCGGTGGTAACCTGAAACTCATTGAAAGTAACACGGCTATATTCGGAAACGACACAAACTTCTTAAAGATTTTTACTGATATAACAAATAACCAAACAAGAATCCAAAATCGTGTAGGAAGTGGTAAGGGTTTGAACTTTTACACTAGTACCACGGATACTATGGGTACACCAAAACTCACGATCCTTGAGTCAAGTAACGTGGGTTTGAATACGATAAATCCAGAAGGTCTTTTACATACAAATGGTGGAACCGTGTTTATCAATGATCAAGTTACACATAGGGGTGGTGTAAGTCATTTGGATACACCCATGGTTGTTACAAATACAACCACTATTGTGGGAACTTCAGACTTTAAGAATGTTCTTCAACTTTCACGTGAGGGTGGTACATCTGGTCAACACGCGGTTAGAGGTATGTTTACGATGGGTAAACACGCACTTACGGGAAGTGATGGTTCCGGGACTTCACGTTCCCAATTAAACTTATCACTAGCGAGTGACAATTATTCCACTCAAGGACATGTTATGACATGGAGAAGTGATAAGCGTGTAGGTATAGGTACCACACGACCCACTTCACACCTTGAAATAGTCACAACCGGTATAGGAAATCCAATAACCAATGGTGTACTGGTTCATAGTGAAGAGATTAACAATTCCGCGGATGATGCAATTGTAGCTATGCGATCAGATACTTTAAGTTCAAACTCATTTGCTTCGTTTATTCAAGCTGATGGTATCACCGGTGACCCTACTGGTTATTCTATGGGTGTAACTGCTTTGGGTGGTGATTTTAGACTCACCAAAAATCCAAGTGTAATTAACGATTCAACTAATACTCGTATATTCATTGATGGTGCCACAGGGAATATGGGTGTAGGCACTGACGCCCCCCGAGATAAGCTTGAAGTGAACGGAAATGTAATTGTTGGTAATCAACTCACATTCACAGGTCTTGAAACGGATGAATTAGGTAATACGTTTATGCGCGAAAGATATTATAATACTGATGGTAAAACAGAATTGATCACATTTAAGGGTAATGAAGGTGCACTCGCATCAGTAACGGGTCCAGATAGGATTCGTTCAGTTGCACCACTTCATATATTTCAGACGTATGATAGTACTGGTTTAACTGAGGGTGGGATAGAAGCCCTCATAGGTAGCGAACTTAGTGTTCAAAATGCATTATTAGCTGTTAACAAAGACCGTGTACTTGTTGGTACATCGGTTGATCCGGGTGGTAACTCTCGTCTATTCGTAGATGGTGGTTTCCAATTCGCAACTGGTTCTAAAATTATAACCGGTGTGATGGACATTTTCTCTGTGACTACTGGTGGTAATAAAGGTGTCATAGACAACATTTCTTCGGCTCTTACATTCCGTCAAAATAGTGTTGAATATGCTCGTTTTACAGAAAATGGACTGTTTGGTTTAGGGACATCTTCACCAGACACTAATGTACATGTATATTCAGCCTTGACCACTGACGTGGATGTTCTCAAACTTGAGAGTCCTGCGAATTCTGGAACTAAAAAGGCGGGTATAAGTCTAACAACGGATAGCGGTAAGGGTGGATATATAAGAGGTTTCAGTGACTCCACCCATTCCGTACATGGTACAGTGATAGGTGCTGTAAATGGGGGGACGGAGGGGGATGGTATTCATATAATACACACTTCAAATG